TTTTCTTTCTTGATTATAGTGTTTTCGCTAACCTTTAAACTATCTAGTTTATTCCAGTGTAGTTCTTCCTTTTGCTCAAGCACTTCAATCTCTTTTTCAAGACGTTGCTTTTCTTTTTGTAACTCACCATTCTTTCCTATTCCATAAACTAAGAACAGGATGAATAATATAATCAGAATGGTTCCTAACCATTGTTGTTTTATGAACTTACTTATATGGTACATAACTTGTTTTTCCACCTTGTTTAACAGCTTTCAAAACTTGCTTACGTTGTTTACCAGTTGATTCGTATGATACGTGTACCCAGTCAGGGTTAGAATCTGTACCAAATTCCCAAATCATTTGATCAAAGTTTAGATGTTGCTTAATAAAATCAAAAACTTGTTTATTGGTAATTGATGTTCCATCCATGTCGATATCAATTGCTTCACCTGTACAATGTTGGCTTGATGAACTACCCTTAATGAACTTATTAAGAGCAACGCTTCTGTATCCACTTGATATATGAATAGGAACCTTGAAGTGTTCTCTAATAGGTTCAAATACTTTTTCAGCTAACAATTTAAAGTTTTCTAAATGTTCTGCTGTAGGTTCATTGCTGATACCATTTCTTTTTGCTGAATCACTTCTTGTAACTTCAGCAAGTGATAAGTGTTTACTCAGTTGCATTTTTTTCTTTTTTTGTACCAAAATAATAACTAAATATCATTAAAGTAAGGGTTTTTATTAAATCAAATAATTGGTCATTTTGATGTTCTGATAATAAAGGCATACCAAAAGCTATTACTTTATCCACTACAAACACACCAACTAAAGCTGTAAATACTAATAGTATAAATCTAACTAAAATTTCTTGTGTGTTATCTGAAAACATTCTATTTATATAATAAACAGAATAGCCAATAAATGACATTGCCAGTATTACAGCAAATATTGTTATATATACATTAGTTGTACTAAACATATTTTTATTTTTTTAAATTGTTTATCTTTATTAGTTTTTAATCTCTTCAATATCACCTTTTAATTCTTTTGCTCTATTGATTGCTTTTTTCAAAACCTGCCAGATGTTTATCTTAAGAGCAGCTTCTACGTTTTCTTTAATTGATGTAAGCTCTACTAAAATAAGAAGAACACATGCAACTTTTGTAGAAAAGAATTGAACTGAAACAACGTTCAGCAGCAATTCGTTCAATAAAAACTTATCAATTGGATAGAGGAGAATGATTGACACCTCATAAAGAACTAGTTTGCTTATTATATTTGACAACTTTCTACTACGAATGGATCTCCATCCACTTAATTTAACTGATTTATAAATACCTGTGAATGTATCTAACATGATTGCTAGACCTACGACCATAACTAACTGTTGAATTGGCGCAAAAAATAAAAGTAGGGCTGCTAATAATTGTAAAAGAAATGTTCTCATTTAAGAATGATGTTATAGTTTGTAACTAGTTTTCCACTCTCTCCCTTGATAAAAACGATTAATTTGTAGTAAGCAAATGTAACGATTTATATATTAAAATTTTTTATATTAATCAAAGTTTTGTACATAATATAGCATTACCTCATACTTTCTTTTTGTATTGTTACGTCATATTCTTTTGCAAAATCAGAATCAAAGATTGCCATGTATGTGATCATTGATTTTGTAATAGGTAACATCTTACTAAAATATTTAATTGGTTGTGCTTTTTTTCTAACTTCTTCTGAACCACGATCCATTTCTGAAAGGTCTACACCAGTAGTTTCCATAAAGAAATGACTTGTAAATCTTTCAATATCTGAAAATATTCCTAATGCAGGAAACGCACTTCCACTCAATAGTTTTTGGAACTCAACAGGATTGTAGAAGAACGAAAGCTCATTAACAAACTTGTCAACAGTTCTTAGAGAGAATCTGTAGAAGTTTTTAGTTGCTTTGTCTTCATCATCATCTGGAGCCATAAATCCTAATGATAAGTACATTGCAAATAAACTCATCAATATTGCTAACTCTTTTACCTGATTACGTAAATTGTTTCTCATCAAGTCAATAAAATCAGCTTTATCCATTTGAAGAACTTTACCAGTTCGTTTCTCATAACTTGCAGCAAAGTCTTCGTACATCTTATCCAAACGTGCAAGCCCTGCATCATTAAGAACCATAATGTTACGAATGTTTGCAGCACCTTGGATTATACCATCACCTAATACATGTCCAAATAATCTAATACGACCTATATCATATTTCTGACCAATAGTCATACCATCTTCATCAATTGTTGTAGAGAAGTCATCTGAAACTTCTGCTAGTTCAGAGAAACGTGTTTTCAAAAGTTTAGGAATCCAACCTTTAAACACCATCATTGACCTCAACCAGATGTTCATAGAAGCTCTGTTCATATCAGAGTCTGCCATACCACCTGTTGCATTTCTTGCAATACGTCTAGTTAAGTTTGTAAGTCTTTGAAGTTCATTGACATTCTTCATATCAAAACCAGGAATCTCAAGTTTACCATCAATTAATTTTTTAGTTACACTAATTGATCTTGTTTTCTTAAGTTCTGCAATTTCTGAATCAATCTTGCTATCAATCTCTCTTGCTTTAGCTGCACCTTGCTCATATCTATCTTTATATTTGTTTTTAACAAACTCACGAATGTTTACAAGCTTACCATCCTCAACCATTGTATTATCTAACAAGGTTAAGAATATAGATTTTTCCATGTGTTGTTCAGGATTTCTCATAAATACCCATAACCAATCAGAAAAATTTTGTTGAGTTATTTTTGATAATCCTGCTTTTTTTAATTTATCATATGTAGGATCATCTTTCAAAGGCATGAAAGCATCAACTAATTGAACAAACATATCTCTTTCCTCGTTATTTTTAAACTTGTTTCCAATTAATTTACGTTCATTGGCTAAAACTTCTCTAGCTTTAAAATAATTACCAGCTTGTGTAGCAACTTGTATATTAGCACCAAAGGCATTCACAGCTCCAGATAACACTTCAAATCCAAGAGTTTTTAATTGGAAAGCTCTGTTCATTGCATCAATACTTTTAACTAATGACGTAGCACTTGGATTCTCATCAATGGGATAAACTTCTCTACCTGCAACCTTATTAATTGCTTTTTTAACAGCATTTTTAACATTCAAGTTTAAAGGAGTGTCAGAATCAGAAAGAGGATATTTTTGTTCGTATAATAAACCACGTAAGAAATCATCAAACATTTGAGTGTTCTCCTTGTTTCCTGCTATCTCATCTGGTTTACCATTCTTAATAATAACGTCACCTGTTTGACTAGTGTTCAAGTGTTTTTTACCTTCCTCAATTGTTTTTACCAATTGTAATTGTCCTTCAATCTCAGTTAACATTGAGTATTTCTCCATATGATTAATGTACATAATCATATTTTTGAACAAGTCTTCACTCACATCGCTGTAGTCATTTGTACCATCCTCAGCTCTACTAAAGTCATGTGTGTAGTATTTAGGAATACCATGTTCAAGTTCTTTTGTGAGCTCATTAATAGATCCATATCCAACATCTTCAGCTCTCATTGAAAGACTATCTCCCATAGAAGTTAATACAGAAAGACTAGCATCCCAAGCAAGACTCTCAGCCATTGATTTTCTAACAAATGGTAAGAATGTAGAAGCTACAGCATTCTGAATGTATCCAACAGATTTGGCTTTTTGATTTATGTTAGAAATGAATTCGTAAAGATCTAATAAGTCTTTGTCTTTAGACAGATTTATATATTCTTGAGATTGCCATTTTTCTAATGGATGTCTTTTTATAAGGTAGTTATTCCAACCATTAAAGTTTTCATCATCTATATCCCATTTCAACTTTTCTTCATAGATCATTTGATCCAATAAATTAGAATCATCAGCATATCTTCTTTCGTAGTATCTAATGTTCTCATTCATTTTTTGCAAAGCTTCTTTTTTATAAGCTTCTATATCAATGTTGTCTTTTAACCAAGCTTTGCTTCTGTATCCACTTTCAGCATTCTGATCAACAGCAGTGTAAAAATCCTTATTGTATTTATAAATAAGTTTATTCACCCAATTGTCTTTATCGTCTCGTTGATAGATTTGTTTTATTAAATCTCTTGTGTTACCACCTCTTTCAACAAGACGTTTTCTAATTGCCATAAGTTCTTCAACTTCACCATTTGCAATTCTAGATGCCATACCTTTAGCATTGTTCACAAGCTTGTATAAAATCTTAAGTGACGCTAATGGAAGATCAGATACACCATTGAATAAAGCTCCTAAACCTTTTAGCACTGCTTCAGGATTAAGAAGTCCTGTTACAAGATTTTTCTGTCCAATGAACTTGTCAGCAAATTTACCAGAGACATCTTTAATAGCATCTTTATGTTCTCTAATCTTACTAGTTTCATCTCTGATACTATCAAGAAGATCTTTTCTAAGCTTAACAGCTTCTTTTTGTTCAGCAGTTTCAGCTGCTGTTTCCATTTCAGAATTATAAATAAGATCTCTAATACGATCATCCACTCTACCAAAAATCTCAGCAATTGCTAAGTACTCTCTCATCTCATCTGAGAAGTCAGAAAGTTCTTTATTATTAAGATCATCTGCTGTAGCAGGACGATTAGCATAAGTTGTTGTATAGTCATCAATAATCATCTGACCACTAATTCTCATCTCACGAATAACTTCAACCAGTGGAGCAATGTTTAATGATCCTTGTGCAGCACGTATTGCTTTCTTGATGCTATTTAATCTTTTTGATTTGAACTCCTTCTCTTCATCATCAGTAACTTTTGTTTTACTAATTTGTCTATATACAGCATTCAAATCATTTATAAGTGTATCTAATGTATCAAATCCAGTAGACTCAGTTTCTTCTGATACAGGAATAAGTCTTAGCTCTTTAATCTCAGAAGGATTTACAGAACCAATTGCTATTCCTGCAACAATTGGATCAGCATTAGGATTCATACTGAATGGAGATTTAATGTCCATGATGATTGGAATAGCTCTGTTCATTCCAAACTCTTTCACTCCATATGAATTACGAAGCATGTCTTTGTATCGACCAAGCTGAATGTTATATGCTCCTTGTTTATACCAAGCAACATCTTCTTGATTAGCTCCCATACTCATGAACTTCCAATCAAATATATTAACCTTACCATTCTCATCAACAATCATAAGGTCAATTGTTCCTGCTTCCTTTTCTTTAGGATCATATAACATAATCTCAGAAAACACCAAAGGAGTTTTACCATTCTCAGAGAACTTAGCTACAAGATCTGAGAAGTATTTTTCCAATTGATTGTACATGTCTTCTTCTGTTTGAGAAAGTTTAATCTTTCTTTTATCAATTGAAATTTTTCTTGTACCATCTGAATTAAAATATCTACCATGAATGTCTTCAAACCAACCATGAGCTTTAACTCCAAATTTTCTCTTGAATTCATTAAATGCTTGTTCTTCTTTAGTAAAAGTTTTGTTTCCAAATCTCTGACGATACCAAGCTTTCACACGATCAGTAACCCTTTTCTCAATTCTTTTAAAAACACCTTCTTCGTTTTGAATTTCATACCAGTTACTAGCTTCTTCAGTGTCCATAAACATTGGATCAACTTTCTCACCACTCTCTACTTTCTTTATTTTAGATTGTCTATCTAATACTTCTTTTTGTATAGCTTCTTGTGGAGCACTTAATTGATAGTAGATTTGTTTATTCTGAATGTCTGTGAAGTCTCCTTCTAATTGATCATTCATAATAATGTCAGCAGTCTGTTGGAATATACTAACGTTTGTAGATTTGTACATTCCTCTGAACCAGTCCATGATGGCATTCCACCAACGTTGAACTAAGTTTTGATTCTCCTCTTCTAATAGTTCAGGGTATTGAGCAATATCTTGCCCACCATTAACAATTAATTCAGCTATCAACTTATCGACAGCTTCTTTCTTAATCTTACGAATGTCTGGTTTACCATTAGGAAGTTGATAGTCAGGATTATCTCTATATGCTTTTAGTGTCTGATTGTATATTTTGAAACGATCAATCTTAGCAATCATCTCTGTAATCATCTTAGGATTCTTTGCTTGTAATATAGCAGTGGCAATGTGCACCATCTCTTCTGTAAGAGATACATTTTCTTTTCCTTCAGCTACAGCAATTATACCATGGACCATGTCAGCCACAGCATTTACATCTTTAAGATTCAGTTTAGATTTTTTTGCATATTCTAAAAGTGACTCAATACTAACTCCCATTTTAGCAATAAGCTCTTTGACTTTTGCAAGAGTTTGCTCACTAGCAGCAGACATAGGCATGCCTTCCAATTGGAAGTTAGTTTCTGCAGGCTCTCCTTGATAGATGTTTTCATCAGGAATGAATCTATTATAATCCCAAATATCTTTTAAACGACCATATCTAAGTTTAGCCTCAAATGACGCTCTCCAGTTTCCAAGTTTAACTACAGTTCCTGAAGTGGTAGTAAAATCTTGAGTGCCATATTTTTCTTTAGGTTGTCCATCACTTGAGAAAATATCAATAGGTTTAGCTTCTATATCTCCTGAATGAGATTCTGGTTTTGGTATGTATTTACTAACCACTTCACCAGTCTCATCACTAACAATGTCATAAGCAAGAACTTTATTCTTGCCATCATTTGATAGTACCAAGTTCTGTATAGTATGTCCATCTTCACACACTAACCATGTGTCAGTCCATTCTCCAGTATCCTTATCGTTTATCTCTCTAATATAAACTCTTTGTCCTTCAGGATATAGATTTTCAAATTCTTTTACAGTGGTGTTTCTTGTATATGGAGAAACCCAATCCAAATCATGAACTTGGTTTTCATCAGGTCTCAAAACAGGACCTTGTTCAGAAAAAGAAATACTTCCTCCAAGAATAAACTTATCAGCCATTCTATCTACAATTGCTGTAGCAAAACGATCTTTATCTAATGCTTCTTGAAACTTAACTCTTACAACTTCTTTACCAGATGCTCCAGGTTTAAATGGAGAGAAAGTAATCAACGATTGATTTTGTATCAATACATTCTCAGCAATTATACCAACGTTCTTATTAATTCTAGAAAGTCTTACATCTGTTAGGAATTGAAAGAACTGTCTAATCAACATTCCAATTTTATCAAGAATTGATTGTGGAACTTGAGTGTTTGTTTTATTGTATAGTTGTTCTGCAATTAAATCACCAATTACATCTAGTAAATCATCCTTACTAAGTTTACTTCCAAACATTGAAGATCGTTTCATGTTTGCCATAATCTCTGTTACAAGAGGATTATGTTGCATCATGTACGCAATTAACTTTCCTGCTTGTTGAGGGTATTCTCCTTGATTTGTTTCAGATGTATATAATATCTTATTAAGAATATCAACATGTGCAAATGAATCAATTCCTAATTTATCTTGCATGTCTTTTAAAACTTCTGTCTTAATACCAAACTTTGATAAGTAGGTGGCTAAAGTTTTATTTAAATCAGTGTCAAGTTGACTATAAATCTTTGGATTGTTTAATATATCTGTTCTATCTATATTAACCATATTAGATGCACTATTAGATGCGATTTGATCTTTCACACTATTAATGATCTGCATGTATTCTTTATAGATTTTATATTTCTGTTTCTCTTGTGGAGTGAAATATAATTCTGCATTCTCTGCTTTAAACTTTTCTAGTTCTTCAGGAGTAAAGTTTTTATCTAACTGTTTGAATTTGTTAAGAATCTTGTAAGCATTGTAATCATAAATCCCTAACTCTTTTAATGTATTGTAGATTTCATCAAACTTACCTTTATTAAATTGCTTTTCCAATTTATAAAGTATAGACTTATAGTTAAAAAATTTGTCGTATTTTCTAACATCTTGTTCAGTGATGTCGCTCACCTCTTTCTTAAATATTTTTCTAACTAATTCTTCATTTGAGAAGTAAATGTTTTTAATCATTTGCTCTCCTTTGAAGTCATATTCTTTACCAACATTAAGTTTGTACATACCTTTCTTTTCAAGCATACGTCCAATATCTTCTGGAACAGATGCAGCAAAGTTAACCATGTCCATTAACTCATCTAATGCACCATACATCTCTCTAATGTTTGGGGAAGACATGAATCTTCCTTTGAATACATTATTGTTTCTATCCCACTCACCAAAAATATATGTGTCTTTTGATTTAAAAACTTGTAAGTTATTATAAACGCTTTTAATAAATGACTTGTACGTGATAGCTTTACCTTCACGTTTTCTGTCCATTAGGTTTACATAGTTCTCATATATGCGTTGCTTTGCTTCTTCAGGAAGATTTAATAACTTTCCATTGCTCTGAATGATAGGAGAATTTTTTGTAAACTCTATCTCAGCAAGCAAGTAGTTTCCTGTCTTTCTAACTAATTCTTGAAACTCTGGATTATTTGGATTAACACAACTCATATTAGTAACATTTTTTTAATTGTTCGATTGCAGTAGCTCGATCCTTTTTAAGTGCTGCATTAATGTCTTTCAATGCTTGCTCTGAAGTAAGTCCATGCTTGATAGCAAAGTTAGATAAAATTTGTGATTTTTGTTCTAGAGTGAATTCATTTAATCCATTAAATGCACCTTTCAAAGAAACACTTTCTATAGGTGTTGTTGCAGTGACTGCTCCAACCATAGGTCTTGTTCCTCTGAATATATCAATGATTAAGTTATCACTTGCAGGATTTACTTTAATCATTCCATTTTCAATCACTGATTGTTTATCTACATCGTAGAACTCGTTAGCTCTAAATGAATCACCCCAAGCATTGATTGCTTTATATACAAAGTATTCTTTACCTTTTCTATCCTCTGTAGTTAATGGTGTTCCAAAACTATCACGTACTTTTTGAAATAATCCTCTTTGTATAAATGAATAATCACCTGCTTTACGTAGAGCATTCTTTTTAGCAAATACTGCAGCCATTACATCACCTTTATCTTGTGCAGCTTTTAGTTCATCAGCTGTCAAAATCTCAGTTTGTAATTCCCAAGAGAATGTTATATAATCAGAACTTGATCCTGAGTTTCTTACTGACTGTGTTACAACTTGTGGAATCTCTCCATTTGAAACAGCATCTTTTACAGCTTCAGGAAGAAAGTACATAGATGGATTATAGATAGAGTTTCTATTACCCATGTAATCTGTAATAGAAAGCCATCTTGCAACAGAACTAGGAACATACGTATCACTATTCCAGTTGTTTCTTGCAAACACTCCTAAGTTAACAAATGAATCTAAGTTCCCAAAGTTCTCTAACTTAGAAAGAGTTGGATTATAAACCTCTGCAAAATCTTCATAAGGAAGTAAAGATGTATATGATATAGGAGAGTTAGAAAGTCCTGATTGTAAAATTGCCACATTAACTAGTCCTTTATATATAGCTGAATCTTTTTTATTACCTAATGCTTCTTGATTAGCAATGTATGTTCTTATTTGTCTGAATGCACCAATGATGTTATTCTGATCAAAGGTTTTGTTATCTACACCTTTGATTTTTAAATTGTTTACACTATCTCCAGGTCTTGATGAAGGTTTGTATTCTAATATGTTAATTACAAAGTTATCATGTAAAGGATGATTTGGATCATCTTTAACTTCTTTTGCAAACTCATAGATTTGTTTTGCAGTGCCACCATCTTTAATCAACTCTGATTTTATTAAATCAGCGTATCCATCATGTGTGAATATAGCCCAATCAAAAAGATCATTAACAGTTTTCTGTGCAATTTTTACAAACTCTCTATCAGGAGTTTCAAGGTATGGAGTTAGCACTTGTTCAATAACTTTTCTAATTGCTGGTCTGTCAGACATTAATATCTGAGCAAGAGCTTCTCTCATATTAATGATAGACTCTCCCATCTCACCTAAGAACGAGTTCTTTAATAATGCATCTACACCAGGTATAGTTTTACCATTTTCATCAACAGAAGAGATGATTGTTTTTTGTGCTTTCTCAAGCATTTTTATTTTCTTGAATACCAATGATGGATCATTCAAGGTTGCTGTATCAAAGTTAGATCCCTGTGTTACTTGGAACATTTGCTCTGCCATCTTAGCATATTTCAAAAATTCCAATAACATCAATTGCTGTGTTTCTAATTGTTGTTTATCCATTTTAGAAACATCCTCACCAACAAGATTTTTCAAAACATCTTTCGATGGGACTTTGAATGATTCTTTAGCATCCTTCCATTCTTGAGGTGTTCTCTTTTGATCTTTTGGTGCATATTTTTTCATTGATTCACTAACAAAATCATCAATGAATAAATATGAATATCCAGCAGTTTCAACTGATTTTAAGTAGTCACGAATAATTGGTTGATTCATGAAGTAAGTAACTGTCTCAATAGGCACACCAAGTTTAACTAATGTCATCCATGTAGAAGCAACATTAGAAGTGGCTCCAAGTTCCATGATCCATGGACCTTTAGAGATATCCACATATCCATCAATAAACTGTGCAAGGATATCAGAGATATCTTGACCTTCAGGAAACTCTTCACTTCTCTCAGCATTCTTAGCCATAGAGAATATTGGAGAGATATATCCACCAACTGCAAGTTTGTTGAATGCTTCAAATGTAACTCTTCCATTACCTAACCAATATCTATCTGATTCAGGTAGGTCTTTGATTTTTGTTATGTCAATAAAGATAGGTTGACGTTGATTCAATGAGTGGTTAGTTTGGTTTACAGCAGCAATACCAATTGCATACTTACCACTAACAAACGCATGTCTTAATTTAGACATGAATGTTCTATCAAGCATGTTACCAACATCTGTATAATCAAAAGATTGTCCAGCAGTTTTCTCAGCAACAAACTTAGCTAATCCTTTTAATTGCTCTGCAGAGTTAGGTTGAATAAGTCTGTCGTAGTTCTTAGGATGAGATACAAGGTTTTGAGAAGATTGTGTATATGCATTCTCTAACGCTTTTCTGGTATTCTGGTCTTGCATTTTTCTCTGACCAAATTTTTCTAAGCTGTCTAAGTTTGTAAACTCAGCAACAACTTTGGCCACTTCAAGTTTATATCTATCGTTTAGTATTTCTTTTATAGTCTTAGCATTTGCTAAACTGCTTGTAATTTTTTGAAATTGTTCATTAGATATACCATAAAGAGCACTCATCTCTTTATAGTTTTCTAACATTGCTTCTAAATGTGGAACAATCTCTTCAACAGGTACTGTAACTTTCTCAGTTTTGGTTTCACCATTTTTAGATTTAATGATTTGTTCAAGTGTAACAGTTTCCTTACCACTTACTTCTGATAATAATTTTTCAGCAATACTGGCATAGAAAAGATTCTTTTGTAACCCATCTATATCTTCTTCCCTTAAATCTCTCTCTACTTCCCAAAACACTTGTTTCACTCCTAATGGAAGTTGTTTAAATGATTCATAGCCAATCTCATATGCATCATCTATTTCTGTTTTGACCTCACCTAACTTCTGTCTTTCATTACCAACAGTTTCAAATGCACTATCAACTTTTTTATTCTTTGTAGCAAACTCTTCAGATTCTCTAAAGTCTTTTACAATGTCTTTGTAGTCTGGTGTATTCTCAGAAACATATTTTACATAACGTTCTTCTACAGTTGAATTACTATTGTCTTGGAATTCAATATATTTTGGTAATCCATCTTTTCCAATTTTTACATTCTTGAAATAAATGGACAACTTATCAATATCAAAGTCAGATCCAGCTTTAGCAACAAGTGCAGCAGGAATAACAACAGAGTCTCCAAATTCTTTTGGAAGGAATTGCTTAATAACATAACTATCAATAGAGTTTTGTTTCTGTGTAGGAATACGATATGCAAGTCCTGACAAAATCTTTTCTCCTTCTTCTGTTAATTCTTCTGTTCTATTACCTTTTTTATCTTTTTTATACCATAAATCTAATAATTCATCATCAGATAAATCTGACTTGAACCATCTACCAACCATGATTTCACATACACGTTTGCCATCTTTCTCATAGAAATTAAGAACATCAGAAGCAAGTCCTTTCTTACCATTAACTTCAACTTCTTTTGCACGAACAGACTCTAACAATGTAGAAGGAATCTGTACTTTCATACCACCAGGCATCTTAGAAGAAACAACTTCTCTATCAGCAATAGAATAAAGAATATTTCTAACTTGTTGATATGCAGGAGTAGCTTCAAGAATAGCTTTACCTTCTAAGAAAGATTTTAAAGCATCACTAATGTTATCATTAACTTCTCTTTTTAGAATCTCGTTACGTAAGGTTGTAGCAGATTTATTGAAATTTATAATTTTAAACTCACCATTTACATTTGAAATACCTAAAGTTTTAAGAAGGTTGTTGTAACCATTCTTTATCAATGCAACTAATAAGTCTTCATTGTTTTTAATTTCTTTATATACATCAGATTGTTCTTTCTTCTGTTCTTCAGATAATCTAAACCAAGCTTCATATCTGTTGGTGAAATTTGTATCTATTTCCCCACTACTATTTTTTATTTCAAAGTCAATAGGTACACCAGCATCCAAGAAGTCCATGGTGATAAGTTTAGTTACCTGAGAACCTCGTGTAACCACATCTATATCTTTAGAAGGAACTTCTGCCTGTACGTATAACACTGAGAATGGTACGTTTGTAATTGTACGTTTAGCATATTTAGTTTCATTGAAACTAGAATCTTCTGCATTATATGTTGCATGAGCTTTATCCACTCCAACTTTTCTAGAACTTTCAAATACAATATAATCGATCTTTTCTTTTTGCATCTTATTATAAAGTTTAACCATGTTCGAAGTTGGGTTGATTTGTTTCATCACTCTATATGAAACAGGATAGAGAGCGAACTTATCTAATACAACATCATTGTAGTTATTACCATTTGCTTTGTTTCCACGAGCAATAGGTTTAGAAGGAGTGTATGCACTCTTAACTTCAGGATTACCAAGATCATATATCTCTTGTTCACCAGGATTTAATTTAATTCCTTTATCAACTTTTTCCCAAGCTACATCATATTTATATTGTGCTTCTTCATTAGAATTCCAATTAGAAGATCTAATTCTAAACTGACGATGTGCTTTGAATGAAATCATACCAGCACCATCAGTCTCTTTATAGTTATCATAGTTTGGAAGATCTACAATACCATTAACGTCAGCATGTGTAGCTGTTTTGAAATGCTCTTGTGTAAAGTTTGTATATCCTATGTCACCTCTTTTGTATCCTTTATTCCACACAGTGTTATAAAGTTTATTCATTTTTGGTGAACTATTCATAAGGGGTTGTCCAGATGAGTTAAAGTTTTTGATACGTTTCAACTCATCAGAATATTGATAAGGATCTGAGTATAGCAACTTATGCATCTCAATGTTTGCCACAAAGAAATTAACTGTAAGCATGTTCATGTGTCTATTGAACTCAGCCTCAATCATTCCTTTAGGAAGATCAAGGTTTTCTAATGTATAACCATATCCTTCTGGTTTTACAATACCATATTCTACTAACGTATTAACAAATTTATTTTTTTGAGTTTCAATAAACTTGTCTAATGCAGTATTGATTTTCTTTTCATATTGTGCATAAACTTCTTCAACTAACTCACTAGAACTAATTATCTCAGTATGTAATACCTCTCCAAGAATAGACTTGAAGAATCGCATATCATTGGTACTTCTTCCTTTTACATTTGCAATAGGACGATCTTCTCTAGCTAGTTTTAATTCAGAAAGAAAATATCCTTTGAATAACTCATGTACTTCTCCAAATCCTCTAGTAAGACTAACTGCAGAAATTGGGTTACCCATTTTAATCATCCATTCCAAAGATGCATCTCCAGGAACAAGATTGAGATACCAACCTTTCAAGTTAAGATTTAATTCTTGTACAAGACGATTTTTATAATCTAGTTTTGATGATGGTTTAGTTTTACCATTGGTTTCATTTACAATACCTCCTACATATCCTACAGTTAATAAATCTTCTGAACCTGAAATAATTTTTCCATCAGCTGTATATTTTCTTTTCAATAAAGAAGAACCTTCTACAAAAGAATCAGTTCCTAAATAAGCAAAGTTAGTTCCAGCTAATTGATCTTTTGTAAAAGCAGTTAGGTTGCTAAGGAATGTAAATAAGTTACTTGCAGCATTAGTTCCAACAAATGATTGTGTACGTTCTCCAGACACATTAAAGAATGTACTGTCAAACTGAGGATTGTCTATAGAAGCTTTTAATAAACCAAGTTGAAACAAACGTTTCTCCATGTCCAAAGTTTTGCTTGAGAAGTTTTTAATTTCTTGAGCATTAGCTATACTTGATCTAATACCAGATACAGCATCTCTAAATATAGAAGCTTGGACATCGTTTAATTTTGTGAATTGTCTTCCTGTAAAATCTACACCAAGTTCTTTTAAGAAAGATAGCATTTGCATAGCATCACCTACTTGATATTTTTTAAGTTTATCAGAATTAACTTCATAAACTTGTTTAGTGGTATTATATTTAAAGAAACCTTTTCCTTCTTTAGCTTTTGTAATGATTTGATTTATATACTCAGCTCTCAATTGGGAAGCTGCACTAGAAAGATTAGCTTCTCCTACAACAATTTCTCCATTGCTAAGAATGAATACATTCTTAACATCAGGATTTTGTTTCTTGAATGTATTAAAGAAAGCATCAATAAGTTTTGCACCATGTACAGTTTTAACTTTGCTAAGATCTAATCCTTCAAGTTTATATGATGATTTAGTAATACGATCATATAGTACAGCATATGTTTGATCATACACTGCCATTTGACGTAACTTCTCTAACATGTCTTCAATGTTATTAGAATTATGAACGTTGTTCATTACACTAATATATGTTTGACTAACTGGCATAAGGATTGCTCCACCCACTGAAGATACTCTCATGTCTCCATTTTCATCTAACATAGGAACAGTTGACAATAATAACTTAATTGCAGCGTTTGCCTTTTTGAAATGATCTATTTTAGTTGAATCTCCAAAAGGATCTTCTTTACTTTTCTCATCATCATTCAATGCAAGTTCATCATTCTCGTCAAATGTAATTGAATATCCTCTCAAGTATTCTTGATGTCTATCCATAATACTTTCCCAACTATCTTCAACTTGTTGCATCAATTGTGTAATGTTAGCAATCTCGTCTTGTAATTGTTTTTGTAATTCTGGAGTTTGATATTCAGGCTCAGTCATTAATTCTGAAGCAATGTCTATTCCTTCTGCAATCATGTTTTGGATCTTTCCATAAAGTCCTTCATAGATTGTAGATCTTTTGATGTTAGGAATATCAAACAAGTCTTGATCACTATCAATCAGTTGTAACAACGTTTGATAAGTCATCTCTTGAAGGATTTCATTTCTTTGAATGTCTCCCATCTCAACAAGACTGAACGCACTCTCATCATCTCCTGAGATATCATCAATGTCAATGATTCCTTTTGATGCATACCCAAGTTCTTTTGAGAATGGCATGCTTGCTTTGTATGATCCTTGATTTATGTTCTTGAACAATTCCTCTACTAAGGAAGCAGATTCTTTACCTAAGAATAATTTTTTAATGAAGTTTACAAGATCAGAGAACATTTTAAGAATGAAAGGTCTACCATCGCTTGGTTTACCTGGTTTCTTTCCTTCATGTACGTAGTCTCTGAATTCCTCAGCAAGAGCTTCTTCCATTTGATCAATTGTTGCCTCAGCATAATTGATTGTTTGACCAGAAGTTCTGTCAAAGAACTTACCACTTCTATTTTTAAATTCATTGTAGATTGCTTCCTGTTCTTTAGTGTCAGTGAACATTCTCCATATAGCATGGAATACCTCGTGGTACGCTGTTCCCACTTGTGCATTTTCATAAATGTAAACAGCACCATTGTGGAACATACCCCAAGCTTGTTTTCCATTAGTAGCTTGGATTACATTCTTAACTCTATACACAGGAATATTAGGAAGGACAGCTTTAATCCATCTTTCCACTTTGTTCCAATCTTCTTTTTTGAATTTGTTTAAATCTTGTACAATTACTTCACGTCTAGCTTTTTTAGAACTAGGTTTTCTTTTTGAATTTATAATTGACTTAACTGAATTGCTAATAGGCTTACCTGCATTCTGACTAGCTTGATCAATTCCACCTTGTACACCTTCTTCAAACGCTGGTTCTACATATGGTTCATATTCATCAAACTCTTCTTGAGAAGGTGCAGGAGCAACTACAGGAGCTGCTTCTTGTTGAGCAACTACAGTTGCTAAACTTTTCTTTATGTTATCAACTGCTCCAGCTTGATCTATGTTAAGTTGTTTCTTCACTATCTCAACAATATTCATAACATCACCAAGTGCAGGTTTGATTTTAATCTTATCGTTATAGTTCTCTGCAGTGATTCCTGATTCAGCTGTAAACACAATCATGTTTCCTGTATTACCAATCTGAATATTAAGTGTTTCACCATCTAATACAAATTGTCCAGGGATTCCAACTTTTGCATTGTTTATAATCTCTAAAAGTTGATTAGTGTCCTCATTAATTTTAGCTTTCTCTTCTTCAGTTTTTGCATTAGCAAGTACTGCTTTTTTTCTAGCTTGTATATTATCAATTAAAACTTGTTTACCATCTTTAACAGCAGCAGGAGCAGGTGCTGCTTTTGGCATTCCTGGAGTGATTACAGCTGGTGCAGCTTTCTCTGGAGAAACAGTTGTAGCAAATGTATCTGCATTATCTGTTGTAAAGAAATAGATGTTCTTTCTATTAACATCATTCTCTCCTTCTAAAGGTCTGAGTAATGTTGTAACAGGGATTTCATCAGCTGCTCTCTCTGAACCATTAGCATTCTTATTTGAAAGTAAGTATGTTTGGTAGTTAGGCCATATGTTAGATTTAACTTCTCCATCAGGACCAATACCTGTTATTTCTTCGTATGACTCATTTAGGTTTTGTGTCATGTAGGAGTTTACGTTTTTGTACATTCCTTCTAACATACCAAGGATAGTATCCTCGTTCTCCAAAAGACCTGATGGTGTAAATACAAAATCCATTCCTTTACCAGAAAGGTTCAACATCATTCTTCCAGTGTCAGCATCTCTTTCAAAGAATATACTATTGTATCCTGCAGCTTTTCTAACCTTTTGTTGTGTCTCAGGAATACCCCAATATACAGAAGACTTCAAGAATGTAAGAAGACGTACTGCCTCATCACTCTTAAGACCTTTTGATTTATCCATCATGTATTTAGAAAGCATCACTAATGAATCAAAAATCACCTTAGCTTCTTTCTCATTATGTTGTCTGTTTCTAAGTTTTACAAATCCATTTGATAACTCCAAGAAAACTTGACCAAGTGCATTTTTAAATGACGTGGTTTTCTTGGCAGCAGTGGCATTTGTTTTAGGAATGTGAATTAAAGGAGTGGTTGCAAGATCTTCTTCTGATATAAGCCCAGCACTTTGTACAGATGTTTTAGCAGTGTAATCATTTTTCAAATTACCTTTCTCATCTTCTATCTGTACCATTTCCCCTCTACCAAAAGATGCATCAACTGTATGAAGAGGACCAACATTAGATTGCTCTAATGTTTCATTTCTCCAAGCTGCATATTTCTTACGAACTTCATCTTTGTATTGTTCAGAAGTTCCTTCTCTAAACATAGATTTATTTCCATACTTAGGACCCCATTGAAGTTTCTCCAATGGCATAACTTGATAGATGGCTGTGTCTAAAACTCTTTGATCATATTGTTCTTTAGTTTCACCTTCTCGTATTGGTTCAATCTTTTTACCATTGACATCGAGAAGATTACCTTCGCTATCAACCATCACCAATGCAATGATTTTATCTCCATCAATCTCTTGATCTACTACATCATCATCATCTTTTCTTAAATGATCTGTAAGTCCTGGAATAAGATCATCTTCATTTTTAGAAGTGATGTGTACACCACGAACTTCATCTCTATTCTCAAATGAATTCATCTTTGCTCCAAAAGCATTTGATCTAACAGCGTGAGGTTTATCACCAGTAGTTATAGTTGCTTCAGGAATTATGCTGTTAGGTTTCTTATCATCACTTTCAAATGTACCATCAGACTTCTCGTTCTGAATAGCATTGGAATCTGCTGTTCCTAAGAGTTCTGATTGAATCTTTTTATTCTTAGCAACCTTTTCTTCCTCTTCTTTCTTTTGTTTCTCTTTCTCAATGTATGCTTCAAACTTCTCAATAATTGCTTCTTTAGCAGCTTGCTCTCCTCTGAATGCTTGTAGTCCTTCTTTTAACTCTGAGAGACTTTGTCTAAGTTTATCTGCATTCTTTGTAAGACCTGGAAGTTCTAGATAGTTCTCAAGATCAGTTATCTGATCTTCAAACTCTCTCACTTGATTAGTAAATCCTAATCTATCTTGTATATATTGTTCAGCTCCTTGCTCTCCTAAAAATCTTTCTACATTAGCCTGTAAGTCTTCTATAAAAATAGGCATGTTAGGATTCTTCTCTTTAAGCTCTTTGATAAAGTCATTCAATTCTTCAAGAGCATCTTGTAATAAACTCTCAGCTGTTTTGTACAACTCACCAATCTTCTCAATAGACTCAGTAGTAATCTTAGCTAAATCTTTTAATATAGAAACATCACCTTTTAGTTTTGCAATAAGATCATTGTTATCTTCAGGAGCCTCAGTTAATTCATCAATGAAAGATTGAATGTATGGAAGACTAGCTTCTACAGTTTCTCTTTCAGATTGTAAATCAGCTTCTATAGTTCTAAGACTCTCAAGACTTTTTCCTAATGCATCAATAGTTTGTCTAAGAGCTTTAGCAACTCTTTTGCTAGGAACACCTTTCTTAGTGCTAGGTATCTTTGCAACTTCTTCTGCTAATTGTTTTTCAACACTCTCAATTGAGTTTTGAGTTTTATCAAGCTCTTTGTTTATATCTTCTATACGTTGAACACTCTCATCATATAGTTCTAAGATAACTTCATTACGTGCTTGAATAGCTTGCTCTCTTAATGACTGAGCTGCTCTCTCTTTTGCAGAAAAGATTTTCTCCAATGTTTGTTGTTCTGTTGCAACAAGTTTTTGTTTAGGAGCAATCATTCCTCGCTTGTAACCTTCTTTAGCTACAAAGTCAGAATTCTTTACAGGAATTTTTTGAACTCTTCCTCTATCATCTGTATATACAAAGTACATCATTCCTTGTTTAGGATGATTCTCTATACGTCCTTCAATAGGAAGACCTTTTTTATTTTTAATTCCTCTATGTTGAAATACTGTATTCCAGTTATTATTAATCCAAATATCTTTTTGTGTAGCATCACTAACTTTACCAAGTTTGTAATCCTCAATTGCATCAGGACTAACTAAAGTTATTTCTCCAGTTTTAACATCCTGCATTTTAATTTTACCATCTTCTTCTCCAAGAATTCTAACAATAGGTGCACGATTTACAGGTCTACCTTGTTTATCATATTCAACAACTTTTCCTAAGAAGTAATCAGTTCCAATCTCAATGTCTCTATCACCAAGTTTTGTTTTGATAGTAATTGTTTCAGGAGCTTGTCCAGGAACTTGTCCAGAAGCTGTTAAGTTTTTTATAAACTCTTCTCTAGCATCAGCATATTTCTGTGGAGCAGCAATGATGTCATTGTACTCATCAAGATATTGTTTTCTTCTCATTGACATCTCAACAACGTCTGTTAATTGTTGAGCAGTCTCTTTGGCTTTAACTTCTTTACTTGATTTAATCTTAGCCACCTCAGTTTCAAGTGCTTTAGATTTAGGATCTGTAAGCTCTTGATTTATAATATCTTGTACAAGAACACCTGCACTAATAGGTCCCATAGATACTTCTGGAATACGAAGATCATAATCAGCTACTTTTGCAGCAGCATAGTTCATCTGCATAATTGCAGCAGATGTATATTTTCTTTGTGGTTTACCATCTTTTAAAATTGGCACACCATCTTTATCTTTTAAAACTTCCCCACTATATGCTAAGTCATTAAACTTAAATATCTCTTGAGTATTTTTTGCTACATTTTCAAAATTAGAAAGTCTAGTTTGAAAAGACTGCACTGTATCATTAGTGTTAGCAACTCCTTGATTTATAAGTTCACTAAGTCCTTCAGTTGACATTCCCATTTGTTTCAACTCTGCAAGATCATCCATCACCATATCAAATCTACCATACTTAATACGTGGAGCTAAATAGTTATGCATTAAATCTGTATTCAGATCTTTTGCTTCTAATTTATCTCCTTGGATAACAGCAGACTGTTGTTGTTGTTGAAGTACCACACCTCTATTTGCAGAATCAATTCTATCTTTAAATGCTTCTTTAAATGTAGGAGCATCATTAAGTTGTTCTAAAAATTTATTTGTATTTTCTCTTTTAGCTTTACCTTGTCCATAGTTTGAAAAGGCTTGCATACCACCACCAGTAAGTGCACCAATAAATCCACCTTCCATACCTTCTTTAGAAACAAATGCACCAACTCCTTCACCAGCTTCATCTTTTCCAAACATTCCATAAAGTGCCCCATCTACCCAAGCATCAGCATCATCTGTTTCATGAGCCTTGTTCCAATAGTTTTTTGTACCTACTTGTAAAGCATATTGAGCAATCTCCTGAGCTCCCTCTTTAGGATCAAAGAAATACTTACCTACACCTGTAACTTTATCATATAACTTACCAAACTTTGTAGTGGGAGTCTTTGCTACATATTTATCTGCTTTCAATAGAACATCATCTACTTCTCCAAACAAACTATTTGCAGCTTGTTTGTCTGCAGCATATGAACTTCCTAATAATTTATTAAGTTGTGCATTCTCTGTAATAGATAAGATGGCTAAGTTACCAAGGAATGAAGTTTTACCTACGACATCTGCTTGCTCATTAATGTATTCTAATTGAGCATCTTTTGGTTCTTCTCCACCATGTTCTGCTTTATACTTCTCAATAAGATTGTTTCTATATTCTTTTGAAGTTTGCAATGCTTCAAACGAAGCTTCTCCTGCAGATGAGTATGTAGCAATTGCTGTTCTTCTTCCTGCATCATTGATCTTTGCAAAAAGATTTCCTTGCTTTGCAATCTCAGCCATCTTTGATGTTCTTTGTGTAGCATCAGCAATAGAAGTTATTTCACTCTTAAGAAGTTGTGCAGCTTCAACGTTTTTACCATTAGAAAAAGCTCGTGCTGTATTTTTTAATAATGGAGAAAATAGTTTAAATGACTGTGATGCTTCAGCAGCAATAGCTCCTTCACTAGCCAATGCTCCTGCAAGAGCACCCAATCCTTTGAATGCAGCATTAGCAATATTACCAGAAATCATTGCTCCAACAGCAAATCCTGAGTTCTTAATTACTTTATCAAATAAGAAGTTGGGTGTCCACCAGTTATCTCTAGAATACCATTCAGCATTCTTCTCAGCATCTGTATAATAATTAGGAAGATATTCATTATCTACTTTTTCATTCCATTTGTCCAACTCATTCATTAAAGGATTGTCCCAAATAGTAGAAAGACGACCTGTAAAAGGGGAAGCAATCAATCCTCCAACAGTAGCAAAACCTCCTACAACAGTTGTTGCTGTAAGATTTAAACCTTTAAGAATACCATTTCTAGCTTGGTCCATCCATGTTTGTCCATAAGCAAATTCATTCTCTGTTTTATTTGCATCATAGACAGGATATCTTCTTGCTCCATATAACTGCCCAGTTGTCACCATGTCTGGTAACTGTGAATCACCTTTAGCCATAGGAGGCATAAAGTTATCAGCTGGACCACCTGTATTTCTTTCTAGACTAACTCCTCTATAAGGAGCTACGTCTTGACTTTCCATTGGAAGTATTCTATTGGTAGGTAAAAAGTTTTCAGTTAGTGGACTGATAGGAAGCATTGTTTCTTCGTTTTCCATTATCTAGAAATTAATTGTTCAATATTTGGATATTTAGTTTTAAATAAAGCTATAACTTTTCCATCATTCATGGATGGAAGATATTGACTTTCAAATTCGTTTTTATCTATAGCATATGGAACATTGAATTCTAACCAATTTCCTGTATTAGTTAAAAGTTTAATTACTGCATAAATGTTTCCATCATTACCAACATTGTAGTCTGCAGCAACTGGTAAAGTTACTGTTCTATTTCCTACAGAATTCATTCCACCAAACTTACTTGTTGGAAGATGTGCATGTTTAAAATCTTTCAATATGTTTGTAGTTTTATTATTTCTTAATGTCACTTCTCCTAAGTCTGGATTTGGAGTCAGGTAATTCTCACCTAAACTTTGATTCTTTCTAACAAAGTCTAATGTAACTGGTACAACTTGTGTCTTTCCATCATCACTTTTATTGGTGACGTGTACATAATATTGAGTACCTTGTCGTTTGAATTGAAAATCAATATTTCCAATCTCATCTTTTGTTAACCAACCAAGCGTTTTCTTTGGATCGTACTCTTTGCCTGCTGTACCTTCTCGCATGTCTGCTGAAGCAATGTTTGCCATATCACTAGCAAAATTAGCTTTCCAGTTTGTATCTTTAAACTTCAAAGCAGACTGTTCTGTTTTAAATCCTCCTGTAATAGTTGAAAGTCTATCTGCAACTTTTGTAGCAACTGCAGTTTCAACAGGTTTATTTCTATTAATTATAGTTTTTATTCCAGAGATATACTGATCACTTGCAGCATTACCTGTACTTGTATTTGCACTATTATATCTTTTAGCAAATGCAGCTTTTAATAACTTTTCTCTTTTTGTAAGAGAAGCATCATCAACATATGTAAAAGTAGTTTGAGACATATTGCTCATAGGAGTCATTGAGCTACCAGATGAACCAACTGTTTTTGATTTTTCTTTTTTCAAATAATTATACACTTCTTTTGGAGTGAATGTATATTTTGTACCTGCTGAGTATACAGAAAAATTACCATTCTTACTTAAAAGTTGACTAGTTGCTTGCTCATATCCTTTCTTATCCCCTGTAAGTTTTCTATATTCTTGGTCTTCTATTTCAGCAAGCATTGCTGCTTGAGTGTCAAGAGTGTTTTGATTCTGGATATATTGATCAAACATTCTCTTCTCATCCATTGTTTTAGGAGCATACTTTCCAATTCTATACTTGTCAATGTTTGTTTTAATAATGTCTGGTGAAACCTTTGTTGTTAATGAAGATGCACCATTTGCAAGGGATGATAATATTTGATCATTTGTACTTGCCAACTGTGAATTATAATTTAGGTAATTGTTCATTGACTCCAAATTACTTGTAGAAGGATTTCCACTATTTTGAAAGAATGGATCATATGTTCCTTTATCCTTGTCTGCTTTAGTTTGTGCCTCTATTGCTTTTATATCAAGAGCACGATCACCTTGTTCCAAAGTTCTCTTACGATATGCCTGATTGTTAGCTTCTTTGATTTGATCAAATTCAAACTTCTTGCCTTCCCACCAATCTTTTCTTAATGGGTTTTCTACAATCTCATCTTTTACATCTCTGTGTTGGAAACCATTTGCTATTTGATCTAACCAGTTCTTTTTGTATAGCATAGATCTAGCTCCATCTGGATTATCAGAAATAGAAGATACTAGTTGTTCATATGAAGATTGTAATTCTCCTGGTGTAGTCCCATCGCCTAATTGCTTTGTATAAAAATTGATAGACTTGTTTATCTCTTCTTGTTGACCAAGATCTGTAGTGGTAAGTAGTTGTTGTTTTAATCTTTCTAAATTACCTTTATATTGTAATTTACTAGATTCATATCCTGCAGTAGCAGATGATTGAAGCTCTTCCACTCCATATCCTCTGTAGTTATATCTTCCTTGAGAAGCAAGTTCATCAAGATCATTTGAATCAAGCATTGAGTTTACAGCAGTTCTAATTTGTTCTGGTGAAATTTCACTGCTAGTTATCTTTTGCATTGCAGCAGAAATACCATTATAGTTAATGCTACCATCTTTGTTTTTTATAACATTATAAGGTATGTCTTTAATATCAATCTTTGGAGATAATTTACCAATCACTTCTAAAACTTTTTTATCTACATCATGATATTGTTTTGCCTTTCCTGAAAAACCTGCATTAAGATCAGGATTATCCATCCAACTATTAGCAGCTACACTTAAATCATATTCTCTATTTGCAGATGACTTACCCTCTTTTCTAAACTTTTCAGCAAGTGCCATCTCTCTTCTATACTTTGCTGTATTTCCAACAGCACTTTGAACAGTAGCATCCTTACCAATTTGATTAGCCATACCTGTTACAGAGTTAACCATTTGAAAATCAGAGAAATCAGCAGCAGCTAAATATTTTGTATCATTACCTAATTGATTAAGCTTAGATTGTAAATAAGATTTATCTATATCTCTAACAAGATCTAGACCAGCAATATTATCAATGTTGGTTTGTATTTTTTGAATCCCTTCATTGTATTGCTTTTGCTTCTGCATACCCACTTCAACCATTGCCTCTACAGGCAATTGCTGAACATAAGGATTGAAGGTAGGGATTTTATCTGTCCATGAGGCCATAGTAGTTATTTTTGTACATGCAAAGTTTACATGTGGTTAGCAAATTTAATGGATTATATTAGATTATCAAACACTGATAATAAGTTTTGGTAATTCTTTATAATCAGATTAGTTATAAATTTCTTAGAGCTTTTAGTATTGAACTGTTTTTATTGTTCTTAGTAACAGCTTTGCCATACTTTGATTTTGTAGCATCTGTCTTAGTTTCTTTATCTTCCTCAGTGGTATCATCTTCAATAGGTTTGTATCCTTTATCGCTACCTATGTCTTGATATCCTTTCAGGTTTCCTTTTGCATCATACACTGGTACTTTACTTCCAGCATTACCAATGTTTGGTTGAAAGAATGGGTTCATGTTAATAGCTCTACCAGAAGGATCATATCTGTAGTTGTACATGTTCTCATATACACCAAGAGTTTTATTTTCTAACTTGTTCTTAGCTACTTTATCAGACATAGAATTCAACGCAGCCTGTGCTGTAGCTTTAGTATTAGAAACAGCTTCTGACATTCTCTGAGCTTGTGCATCAAACATTGAAATGTTCTGAAGTTTAGATTGGTTCAATAGATTTCTATTCTCACCATACACCTTATCTTTCATAGCTTGATTAGCTCTAAACTGCTCACCAAGAACTTTCTCATTAGCTGCATATTTCTGAGCATTAAGGATTGCTTGATATTCAGGATTACCTTCAGTTAGTCTTTGTGCTGATCTATAGTCAGCTTGATTTGCATTTAATATATCTTGGTAGGAAATATCATAAGGAGTTCCAAGTTCAGGTTGGAAAGATTGCATAGGTACAGGTTCCACTTGATTATTAGAAAGAGCATACATCTCTCCTAACAATTGATTAGCATCAAGAGGCTCTTGATCTGTAGGTCTCAAGAATGGCAAAATCATATTTGCAATATCCATTAACTTACTTCTCTTATAATCAACAGGTTTAAATTGTTCTTCTTGTACATCTGCTTCTTCTGTTGTATCAGCAGTTCCTGGAACAACAGTTTTTACCACTTCATCATATGCAGGTTTAGCAGCTACTTCAGCAACTGCAGGAGTTCCTGTATACTCAGGACTTGTAGCAATCATCTTTTTAACTTTTGCATTATGTGCTGCTTTTTGTGCAGGAGTAAGACTTCTCCACCATGCATTCTCATTAGGTGTATATTTCTTACCTGGTACAGCAGCACGACCTGCTACTCCTGGAACAGCATCATGATGAACTATTTCTTCTTTAGTTGTAGCAGCTTTACCTTTTTTGGTTTTCTTCCATTTACCATTCACCTTCACATATCCTTTATCTTTAGCTTGAGCTGCAGTCATTTTAGGATCTCCTTCTTCATTTTCACTTAACGAGATTCCTTTTTTAGCATTTGAAGTGAAGTTTAAATCATCAGTGTCCCATTTAACTTTACCTTTTGATATAGATTCAATATCAAGAGGTGCACCAAAATATTCTTTAGATTCATCAGCAACTTCATTAATTGAATTCTGAACAATAGAAGATAGTTTTCTATCAGCAGCAAACTCTTTAAGTTTCATATTGTTACCAAGAACTTTAGCTTGCAAAGCATACAATTTTGGTTTATCGTATACACTAGTAAGTTCAAAGTTACTTAATTCTTCAGCTGCTTTTTGTGCAGCCTCACTTGCTTTTGCTTCTCTTTTACCTATGTCTTCTCCAATATGTTTGAACTTTCTATTCTTACCATATTTATTTACAAGTTCATTCACATCTGGATCATTTAAATGAGATACAATACTGTTTAATAATTTACGATCTCCTAATATTTGTAATGTTTTTTCTCCTGTTTTAGGATCAACTATTTCAAATCCTGGTTCTTCTTCTACCTCTACATCAGCATCAGCATTTTCTGTACCATATTCTGCATAGTCTGTATATGAATCACTTCCTTTTCCATACTTAACACCAATGCCAGTGTTACCACTTCTATCTGTTTCATCGTGAGAGTTACCATCAAACTTAACCATTTCTCCTGTACCATCAGCATATGGATTTTGAGAAAGAGTTCTTACACCACCACCCCAAGTAGTTTGAAGTTCACCACCTAATGCCATAGTTTCTAATCCACGATTACTTACAGGAGTGTATCTTGAATCTTTCAAATGTCCTCCTGAACGTAATGATTGCATTCCTTCATGAGCATAGTCATACACTTGTTTTCCACTAAGTCCTCCAAACTGTGTAATCAATTGTGGGTTAGTTAAATTGCCACCTTCTTCATAAGAAGGAACATTGCCTCCATTTCTTGTAACAGAAGAATATTGAGCATATATTCCAGGAGCAGCATTATTCATTGCTACTCCACTAATATTATTCATTGTTCGTTTTTGTGCTCCTTTTGTTCTTTCAGCACTCTTATCAAACACTGAACCAATTAATGTACCAGCAGTACTTCCAACCATAGAACCTATTGGACCAAATGCACTTCCTGCAAGTCCACCAATAGTTCCACCTAAATTTCCTCCTGCATCATTACCAGTTGCCATACTTGCTAATCTTGGTGCAATAGAAGTTAGCCCACTTTTTTCTGAGAACTTTCCAAACTTACTATCAGATAAAGATTGTGACTGACGATCAAACCAGTTTTCGCCAGAGTTCCATGTTGAGTCATCATCATCTATTGCATAACCTCTCTGAGCTTTATTAATATATCCTCCACCTCTATATGTTTTTACATTATCTTCATTGTTATTCAAAGATGTGTAGCTATATCCAAGATCATCATAAATACTTCCTTGTGAATATAAGTTTTGCACTTCTGTTGGATTACCTCCAATCAATGCTCCATTCTTTCCTATTTTTGTACCCACTCCAAATACAGGAAAAAACTTAGAACCTGAATTAACCATGTCTTCAGGACGCATATATTTTCTTTCTTTTTGTTCAGGTCTTGTACCAGATGCTTGCAATGCTAGTTTACTAACATCCTCCATTTGTTGAGCAGCATGTAAAGCTTCATCTTGCGCTTTGAACATGTCTATTATTTCAAAAGCTTTTCCTGCTAAAGGAGCAAATTTACCAACTGTATCTAAAGTGTTGTTCATTCTCTCAGCATTAGCATCTGGTCCACCCTCAAAAGCATATCCATTATCTTCATCACCAAAATCATCTATTGAGATACCTTCTTGAGCTCTAGGAATGTTATAGCCTTTTCTTGCAGCAGCCATCTGTGCCACCTGCATAATTTGACCCATGTCTAGACCACCAGCAGCACCTCCTCCATCTTCTCCTTCTGCATCTTTCTTAGCAGCTTCTAATTGGGTCTGTCTTAGTTCTTCTTCATTACGCATATCTTGAGTCATACCTGTAACAGTATAATCTGCTTTATCGTAATATTCTTTGAAATCAATCATCTCAGGATTTGCCAAAGGACCATTTCCTCCAATGTATGTGCCCACCTGTGCCTTCTTAACTAATGTCTTAGCTTCAGGGTGTGCTTTGAAGAATGCTTCTTCACTTGGATACTTTTTGTAAAACTGTTTTGTAGTTTTAACACCTGCAATTTTTAAAAATTTAGCTACCATTTCAATAGTATTATTTAAAGTTTTTATCTCTCATATATTTTAATATTCGAGCATATTGTTTTTCAGTTATATCAGGTTTTCTTCCTGGAGCCACCATTTGATGAGTTATAATATCTTTCAAAGATAAATTATATTTTTTAGCTATTGGAGCATAATACTCAACAAATGATTCTATTTGTGCTTGAGTTAATGGTTTCTTATTTGTGTCTCCTTGAAATTCTACACCTATACTAAAATCATTAACATCTTTTCTTTTATTCCATTCTGATTCTCCAGCGTGGAATGTAACTTGTTCTGGAGAAGCATATACACTTCTTTTACCATTTTCTTCTATTACAATATGAGAAGAACTATTTCCTGGAGTCATGTATTGTTTATTAAGTTCTTTTTCAGCATTAGGACCTGTGTATGCTGTATGATGCAATACAATATTTTTTATTTCATTTTTTAAAGGATGTCCTTTTTTATAGCTTGTATCATTTTTAGTTCTAACATTTGGCATGTTATCAATGTATTCTTCTTGATACTTACTAACTGGTTGTTTGTAATCTATTATATATAATCCATTACCTCCACCTGTATTTTCTAAGTCATATGATTTTAATCTATCCTTGGTAAGTTTTTTATCTTTATAAGATAATCCTCTAGAATAAGTACCATTGTCTAGTGTATATGCTTCTAAGTATTTAGAGTTTCCTTTTAGTTCTTTGAACTTCTGTTTAATATGACTCATACTTCCAGATACAAGATATTGTTCTTTTGTATCTGGGTTTACAAATAATATACGACCACCTTGAACTTGACCATAGTAATCTTTTTTACTATCATCTTTCACTAATACATTCAAAGATCCATTTACAACTTTACCATCATCACCTAACACTTTGACTTTTGGTTGTTGATATTTAGGATTTCCTGATGCTACACCACTTACGTATTCACTTTTTCCATTAACTTCAGAAAAATCAACAATGTTATTTCTAAAAGTTTTACTAAACAAATAACCTTTCTGTCCTTTGAAATCTTTGTATGCTCCAGTATGTAAATTTCCTTTAGGGTCGACAGCTAATACTGTTGTATTATCAGGAAGAGGATCTTTAGTAAATGAATTAAAAGTTGTAACTTCTAAACCATCAGTATTGATATCTTTATATTCTCCTCTATTTCTAACTCCAAATTTAATATTAGATGTAGGTAAAACTTGTTGTTTATAAACTCTACCATCAGTATTTGGTGCATCTATAACTTGTGTAATCTCAGCTCCAGATTTATTACCATACCATTCTTTTACAGTTTTAGGTATTGGAGAAGTTTTAGTTGTAACTTTAACATCATCATCATCTCCTGTATAAGTTTTATACTTACGCTCCACACCATTCATCACAGTTTGATATGCATCTTCTGTTGTACGAATAGCATTATTAGCACTTGTTAATATAGAATCTTCTACGTTTTTAACTATGTCACTAGTTTCTTTTTTTACACCTTCCCATTTTTTCTCTAGAGATTTAACTCCTGAATATACAAAATCAGAAACGTCACTAAAGAATCCTGGTTCTTCTTTGACTACTTTATTAATAGGTCGTTTTACAATTGTAGGTTTATTACCTGTTTCAGTATTTCTTATTACGCTTGGTGTAGTTTTTGAAACTTTACTTCCAGGAACTACAACAGGTTGATGATGTACCTTATCATACTTAGCTTTCTCACCACTACCATATCCTGCCCAATAATTATTCTTATCTAAGAAAGTCATTAGGTTTGCTCTAGCTTGTTTGTTATCAGAAATATCTGCCCATGTTTTTCCACTTTTAACTTTGTAATAAGTTTTGTCTCCTTCTACAATATAATCGTAATGTGGACTGAAGTTATCTATAACAACCTTTTTATTATCAGTTGTAGGAATTTGTGCAAGTGATAATTCTTTTTTGTATTGTTTTGGAATTACTAACTTGTTTCCTGTTTTAATAAGATCTGGATTAGGTAAATTATTTGCACTTGCTAATGTATTTAATGGAACATTATTATCACGAGCAATTTCAAATAGTGTATCTCCTTCTTTAATATCGTATGACTCTGTAGGTAATGTTGCTGCTTCTGCAGGAGGTAATGTTCCTCCCTCTGCAAACTTATCTAACCAACCACCAGGTTGCTTTGTATTATAGTTTGTAAAGTTAGTTAATTGATCTAATTGTTCAAAAGTTTTTTGATCTTGTTGATTTACACCATTCTTAGCCATTGGAAACTCTGTCACTTTCTTTCCTTTGTATTTATAATTTTTAGGATTGTTAGCTTTCATGTATTGAACATCTCCTTCATCTGATACACCAAGAACATCAAAAGGAACTCCTTGCATGGTTATATTGTTGGAACCTATTTCTGTTATCTCTCCTGGATGAGCCCATTGTCCTCTGTCATCTTTAATGATTCCTCCTCGTTTAAATTCAGGAACTTCTTCTTGATTATTTAATTGAGAAGCTGCACCTAATCCAATAGTTCCTGCAACTGGTATTGCTGCTGGAACATAATTCATCATGTCTTTAAATTTACTTCTATCATTTATTAACTTAAAAAATTCAGGATCAACTTTTGATTTACCAGATAATCCTTTATTAATTATTTCATCAACTTTTTCTGGTGTTAATTCTTCTCCAGGTTTTAAACCATGTTCATATCTTATTTCTGAAATCCTTGCATTTATTTCTGTTGGATTTAATAAATAATCTGAATGTTTTTCAAAACTACCATCATTTAATCTAGGTTTAAAATCTTTTATATCAAATGGAGATTGTAATACATCTTTATATCCTCCAATTAAATTATTGCCATCAGTAAAACCATGATTTCCTTCATGTATTGCTGTTGATGTAATATTAGAAGGACTTATATATTTACTTACTAAGTTTTGTCTTTTATTTAAATCTTTATACCTATCAAGATTCCAACCTGAAACTCCAAAATTACCTGCATGTGTTGCACGTTGACCTTCTGTAAACTTATCAATTTTATTAAGGTTTGATTCAAACTCACTTAAATAATTTTTATTTTCTACATTTTCAAGTAATTCAAATTGGTCAAAAGAACCATAACCAAGTTCATTTTTAGCAGCTTCTCTTATTTTTTTTCTTGTTATTGGATCATTATACCAATTACTCATCCATTGATTAGCTTCATCTAAACTCTTTTGAGCTTTAATATGATGAAATGGATTAATAGCTCTAGGTAATTTTACCATAGACCTATCAATTGTTTCTAATCTATTAAAAGCTTTATCTGTAAAAATATTATTTCTTAAAAATTTTTTTGTTTTATTTCCAAAAGAAGTTGATGCATCACTTGCATTAGATAATATAGATTGTCCTAACTCAGGACTTATACTTGTTTGTATTTTTCCCAACTGCTGTCCTGCTTTTTTAACAAATGGTTTAGAAGCTTTCATTGCTCCTCTAGCATATACACCTAAATCTGCAGCATCAAGAGCACTAAGTCCTGCATTTAAATATTCTCCCCTACTTAGTTCTCCAGGAATTTCAGAAGCTGCTGCAACTCCTTGTAATGGATTCACCCAATCAAGAGCATAATCTAAATTGTTTCTTTCTCCATGTTGAAATCTTGCAGGAAGATTTTCATTTCTTGCTATATATCCATAAGCAGTTAATGGATTAGAAACAATTGCTTTTGTTCTATCCCATGTGCTTTCTGGAACATATTCTTGAACAGTTCCTGTTTGTTCATTACGAGCATTATAATCTTCTCTCTCTCTTTGTTCTTTTGTTAGTTTCTTTCTTCTTTTTTCTTCAGTCATTTGTTTACCAACTTGGTCTACATATGTTCTTCGAACTTTAGCTTGTTCTGCTTCAAAGTTTGGTTTCTTAACAAAGGTAGATGTAGAAGGTTTAATTGCTTGTAATCTTTCATCTCTTGGTTCAATCTTTTTTCCTTTCTGTGCTTGCTCATATTTACCTAACCATCCACCATTCTCCATTCCTTTAGGTTTCCAATCAAGTCCATGTTGATAGTAAGACATCTCTCCACCATTTTGAAATCTATATTTGAGTCCTGCTCCAACATTGTTATTTGATAAATTTGCATTGATTGAAAGATTTCTTGAGGGATTATATGATCCTCTAATTCCATAATCAACAAGAGGATTTACAAAATCTTTATTACCTACACCAACAGCAGATGCTCCTATAGAGAAATCTTTTGTTGAGTAAGTTGGATTCACTCCACCTATAAAGATATTAGCTTGAGGATCTTGAATCACAAAAGGATTCATCCTAGAATAATGATCTGGTTGAGGGTATTTATAAGGGTTTAAATTTTTACCATTCTGTGCAGAAGCATCAGTTACATCAGTTTGATTTCTACGTGGCCCTTTGCTAGGAGCTCCTTCACGAGCGTATGTAAATCCTACAGCTCCTGGAATAGAACCTCCCATTGCAAATTTTTCTTGAGGAAACATTATGTTTTCTCCTTTCTCAACAGCAGGGTGTCTTACAGTTCTTTCCCACTCATCAGCTTCTTGCCAAGTTTTAAATGGTCCACCAAGATGCTCTCCTGTTTTTCTAAATTCTCCCATTGGATCATCTAGTGGTTGCCCATATTTAAAAGAAGGAATTAAATAAGCTGGTTCTCCATCTTCTCCTCCTATTGACATAGCTCTTTCAGAACTAGGAGTATCATAAGGAATTCTATATCCTTGTGGTAACTTATCACTAGTTGGTTGTAAGAAAGTTAGTTTACCATTCTGTGCTTGAGGAACATAGTTAACTGGATAAACAGATCCACCCATTTGAAACTGTCCACCCCATGCAGGAGAATAGTTTCTACCTACATTAGAGAATCCATCTCCTACCATTCCTTCAGGAGCTGTTGTTTTAGAATCATTATAGTTATCTAACCATCCTCCATTTTTTTGTTTAGGAATATCATAAACTGTTTCAGCTCCAAGTGTTCCTAATAAAGTTCTATTTACATTTGTTTTGAAAGGACTACTTCCTCTTGTTGTATTAAATAATTCTAGGTACTTTGTTCTTGCTGGATTACCAAATGCTTGTGGACTTAATGGATACATAACTTCTCCTGGTTGTAAGTATTTACTATTTCTAGCAAAACTTCCTGCTTCTAATAAAGAAGGTAATATAGCAGAGCCTACATTTATAGCTGCAGAACCATATTCATCATTAGAAAAATCATTAGCAGCTTGATAAGAATCAATTCCTGCTCCTGCAACATTTCCTAACTCTCCAACTATTTGAGCATATGGATGAGGAATAAAATTACCTAATTGCATTATGTCAGTAAGAACATCTGCTTTACTAACTACATTTTTATTAAATTCTTTTAACTTTCCTTTTCTTTCATCGTATCCTCTTTCATAATCAGTTCTATTATCTTGCTTTAATTCAGGTTGTGGTTTTACTTTTGATTTATATGCAATAGAACGAGGAGTTTTTATTTTTCCTGTAGTTTGTAATTCCTGTTTATCCTTTTTTGCATTTTCTGATTCTTTATGCAAAAGCTGATGTCCTCTTTTTTCTCTAGAAGACATTTTTTGTATACCATCTTGTGCTTGTGGTATATCACCACCATTCTTCATGTTGTTACTATTGTCTCTACCACATTCGTGACATATGTATATATCTTTCTTACTAGAATCTTTTTTATTCCAGGAATGTCCACATGTGCATTTTACTTTACCACTATTCATTATTTGTAAGAGATTTGTGCAGGAGTTATTATGAATTGACTAACTAAGTGTACTGTTGCAGAGTTATCTAAGATGTGTCTCACTTTGAGTTCTTTGGCTCTAATTGTAGCTTTCTTAAATGATCTAGTTCCATAGTCCATGTTAGATTGATTAATCACCTTGTCAATTGAAAGGCTTTCACAAGACGTATTGAATAATGGAATCTGAGAACTCTTCTGTAATGCCCAGAATGTATTATACTGATAGAAGTTATCACTCTTAGTATACGTAATAGTTTTGCTATCAGCGTTAAAGATGGGATATAAATTGTATGCTTGTAAGTTGTGCATTGGTTTTGCTACAAGTTCTAATACTCCTGTGCTTTGTTGTCCATTATATAGAATAGCTTTGTTAAACCATTTATCGTTTGTTTCAATTTTAGCATTGTCATTAAATACACCATCAGGAATAGGAATGTATTCATATGCCTTAGTGTAGTCTTTTACATTCTGTAAGATTTCATCATTCATCTCATATGAAAAAGGATACTCAATAATGTATGGTTCTATGCTTCCATAAAAATAATTGTAAATCTGAACATTAGTTAAGTGTCTCCACAAACAAGCAGTTTGAGATTGCACATACGTTGCTTCAGCATAATCAATAATTGTAAATGATTCTAAAGAAAATATTTTTCTGATTTTACATTTACCTACAGATTCAATAATTAACATTTGTACATTATTGTTAACAACGTAACTAATTCCAAATATTAATTGTTTCTTAGAAACATTTGTAGCAACAACGTCACCATACTCAGTGCTGATGTCAAATGGTCCTGAAAAGGGTCCAGCTTTTGTTAATTTTATTACTACTGTCTTTGGCATAATTTTAAGGAATTGTAGTTGTTGTTGTAGTTGTACATTGTAAATCATCTGTACAAGAATCTACTCCACCACTAATTGAAATTGATGAGCCACTAGTGCAACTTTGTGTTATAGAATATAGTTGAGCACAAATATATATTGCATCGTTAGTTACAGTTTGAAATTGTATAGTTCCTGAATAATCTATCCAACTTAATGAACATGAACCATTCACTCTTACAGTGTGACAATATGTATTAGGTACAAATGTTGTTGTAGTTGTGGTTGTCAGGTTTGCATTTTCTGTAATTGAAGTTGGTACACATGTTCCTATTTGTGTAAACAATGTTCCAACTATTCCTAATGAAGCATGTCCAAATAGTTCATAAGGAGCTGTTTTACCAATTACATATGTATTTTGAAATTGATCAATTACATAAATAATACAATCACATTCAAATAAACCAACTGCAGAAACTGTTCCAATATTTACGTCAACTTCTAAAGTTCCTGTAGAATATTCATATTGTGTAATATAATAATCAGAGGTTATTGAATCTTGATTGATTACAAGAAGTTTATCTCCAGTTGTATATAACATATTTCCTATTGCAACTCTATCAGCTTGTAAACTAAACATTACAGTAGGAACACCTGTAGTTGTAGTAATATCCATTTCTACTACATCTTGAGGAGAAGTGGAATCATCTATAGTAACTAATGTTGTATTGTTAATTGCTACAATTCCTGATGATGTTGTAAATCCTCCAGGGAAAGTTATAGCTCTATTATATACAGCAGAGAATGGTGTAGTTGTTATATCCCATTCTTTAATGTCTGTATCAATAGACCAAAACTTAGTGGATGTCATTGCAGTACCTAATGCTGTTGTATATCCTGGAACAATTAATGTATTCACTGCAGAGTTATTATAGTAAGTAATTTCATCTCCTGAACTAGCAAATATTCCACAACATTCATCAATGTTAGGTGGAGGTGCTATAATTTTATCTGTATTTCCACAATCACAATATCCAATACTACTAACAAATCCATTAAAGATTTGATAAACAAATCCTTTAACCAATCCTTCTTGAGTAAAATACCATCCATCTGGAGCAAATATACAATTAGTACCAGGTCCATAATAAACAATTTCTAAAACATCTAAACTATTCGCAACTCCTGCAAACCAATTTACAGATATCAATGGATCAAGTGATGATATAGTAGATATTGCTGAACATGCATCTATTAAACTTCCAGAAGATACTACTGCTGGATCTGTTCCTATTTGATAACCTTCTACTAATTGATAAACATTTAAACCAAATGGTCTTTGACAAATAGTAGTAGTTGTTGTTGGAGGAACTGTAATTATTGCATCTCCTTCTAGTTCACAATATGTTAAAACAATAACTCCTTCTATTGTACAATCTATTGGAATGGCTGTTGTAGTTGTTGTTGTTGGTGGAATTGGTCCAGTTGTAGTAGTTGTTGTTGTAATAGGTTTATCTGGATTTCCAACTAATGCTGTAAATTGACCTTCAAGATCTGAACAACATCCATTAATTCCTGAATAGAAGAAATTGTTTTCTCCTATATAGAAATTAGGAATATAACTATGAAAGCTTATCCAAGACTTAGTGTTGAAATTAAATGACAAGGTCCAAGACTTATTACAGAAGAATTCAGGATCTGTTAAATAAACTTGTGTTCTTGTTACTACTGGTATTAAATTATCATTTTCCATATTTAAAGGCAAGTAATATCAATGCAATTATTTTCTTGGTTACTATCTAGAACATTATTAGTTGCTACTCCTGGTGAATAGGTGTCGTAAGAAATAATATAAACTACAGTTCCATTAGAAGTAAGATACCATTTACCTGGAGTTAATGGTTGAGAGTTCTGAAAAGATCCTCCACCAATAGGATTTGTACATACTCCACAATTATAACGACTTGCATTATGATAATATATACCAGGTGCTAATGTTGTTGTGGTGGTAGTTGTAGGGCACGTTAACGCTATACAACTAGTTTGATATGTAGGTGCAATATTAACTAATGTACCACCTTGACTACAGAATAAAAATGCTGACACTTGTACTTTATATCCTTGGTAAATATACCAACCTCCAACTATTAAAGGTACAGCATTGTACATTTCTCCTGCACCAAAACTTGTACAATTTGCACATCTATATAAATCAAGTGAATATTTATAAGAATTACAAACTAACGTTGTAGTAGTGGTTGTGGTAGAAGATGTTGATGTAGTAGTTGTTGATGTTGACGATGTTGTTGTTGTAGTAGTTGGACCATTCATGTACGTGGTCGTCTCTATATAATACTCTTTTGTTACAGGATCATATTTAATATCTTTATCAATAGGAATGTAATCAAGTTTTGTAAGAATAACCCTATCAAACTTAGAATCATACACCCCATGTAAACCAATACCATTAAAGTGATTATCTGTATCTACTTGAGGAAAATATCTAAGAACCTCAAATGCTAAATGATCTGTAAAGAATCTGTTTACACCTGAACCAAATTGAGAAAGATCTACAGCTTGTGTTCCAGATATAAGAAATACTTGTCCACGTTTAGCATCTACAGTTATTTGTCCTTGTGGAATTTTCAACAAGAACTTGTTCTGACTTCCTACATAACCAAGATCTGTTTCAGCAAAATCAATTGGAGGTGCTCCTGCAAATAATTTAGGATTACCTACGTATGCAGCTTGAGGATTACTTGTATTAATCGTTAATAAGTTATTGTACAATAATGACTTATTTTCAAATCTAGCAAGTATAGCTTTATTCTGAATACCATCCAATGATGTAAGATTTCCATAGTTCTGTGGGAAATCATATAATGACAATGGTAAATATGTCAACCAGTTATTCACTCTATTATCAGCATTATTTACTTGAGGTTCTGAATATATACCTCTAAATGGATAATTTGTGTAACACAATTGACCTTCCCAATCAGGAGGCAAGTGCGTGAATGTATTTTCTCTATTTTGTTTAGAAAAAGTTACGTTATAATTGTATGTATTATCTTGAGCAATTGGCACATAACTTTCTTGTACCCAATCATCAGGAATACTTGTATTAACATGTGGCCAGAAGTCACCTTCTTTATTATTAAATGCTTGACGCAAATCTACATTATAAGAACTTTCACAATAGAAGTTTGGAACTCCATATGCAAATAAATAGAAGTATCCATCATAAAAAGTTCTATTACTTGAAGAACCAGTATTTGTAATTGCAATAGTTGCAGGATCATTAGGGCAATCAAAGTTATGTGCTTTGTATGAAATAAAGTTTGCAAGAACAGTTCCATTTCTAAGACTATAATTTTCTAATATAGAACGTGCTGAATGCCAATATTTTGGATAACCTACATTACCAATCTCATCATAAAAGATATCTGAATCATCAGGAGCCCCAACTCTATTATCAATAAAGTATGGAAGTTTTGTCTTAAATGTAAATCTATTTATAAATGTATCTCCACCAAAGATTGGAATAGGTCCTGATACAGTTTCATTAAACATAAATTGAAATCCTGTATCAATTGTTTCATAAGAATATATTTGTCCCCATTGATTATCTATTACATTTTTCATGGAAGCATAATATGATACAACTTTTATAGGTTGTTCTAATCCAGGAGTGGAGCAATTGTTTGTGTCACCAATTGTAAATCTAGAATAATCTTTAACAATACTTGTTCCTCCAGATAGCAAACTTGGAGTTTGATCAGGAAAAGGTAATGCACTGTATTGAGGTTCATTAGGTTCTAGTCCTGTTGTTCTTATAAATACAGAAGATTCTCTTTGATAGTTATTAATGTTATACTCATCTCCTACAGATTGTACTCCTGGAATAAGATATTGCTTACGATCTATTTTACGTTGTTTAATTTGAAGACCATTATCAATGTTTGCAAAGTTATCATAACTAGCAATTGAATTAAATGAGTATGCATAGTTCTTTCTTGTAATACCATTTACATAAATAGTTAGGTATGATTGATATGCAGCAAACATTGCAGATGCGTTAAATGAATCTGTATAGTTAGCTATATCTTCAGAACTCTTTAAAGCATCTCTTTGTGCTTCTTCTGACAGAAGTTTGTATTTTGCATTCTTTCTGACTTCAGTGAAATGAGCAATTCCATTACCATATATTACATTCTCTAACTTAAGAATATTTCCTAAGAAAGGTTGTCCAAAAGATGTCTCAGGAGAATTAAATATTTGTCTATATCCAATATCTGTTATGTTTCTTATTGGTTCTAATGGAGTTTCAATACTACAATTTAGTTTAGAAATTCTTCCTATATCAGGTAACATCACACCTTGGTCTTGTTCAACTCTTTCAAGTTTGTAATATAGAGAACTACATGAGTCAAATGTTCCTCCACAAGTGTCACCCATTTGCCCATTTAAATCTAATTTTCTATAAACTGTATCACATGATCCCCAGCCTCCAATTCCAGCACCATTTAAATATTCTTGTACTGCTGTAAGAGCTGTATTGTCTGTGGTGAAGGGTGTGGAATATTGTATATCATATCCTGTTGTACCATCACAACCTGTAGCAAGCCACATGTCATAATTACCAGGACCTATTGTAGCACCACCAGTTAAATGTGTAGGCTTTGTTGTTGAACAAATTTCATAAGTGGTACCAGCAACCATTTGCGCCCTTTGTGGTTTATTTCTATTACAGTCTGTAAATTGATATTCACCACCTTCTGTACAAATAATTAACCAAGGTTCACATATTTGAGCATATGCATTATTTGTTTGATTTATGAAAGGATCTCCAGAAAGATCATTATATGGGTAATTAGGAAAGAAATATGTTTGATCATCTCTTTCATACTTATTTACATTTCTAAGAATACCTTTACCAACAATAGATTTATTTGTTGTTCTATCTCCTCTTACAATTTTGAATCCTACAATATCAGCTTTTTGCTCATTTGTAAGATTTGATAAGTTTATTGAACTAGCTAATTGAGATGTATCAATTCTTGCACCAATTGGAAATACAGCACAATTTTGCATTTGTGTAGAAAGTCCACCCAATGAATCTATTGTATCTTCAAATATAGGACTTACAAGAACATCAGGAAACTTGTGGTGTCTAATATATTGACCAGCAAGATCTCCCCATACATCAACATTACATGGATATTGTTCTATTGATTCCCAATAAGCAAATTCTCCAAATTGATATGCTGTAGCATTATTAATATCAGGACTGTTTGAAAATCCTAAAACTCTACCTGTATTATAAATTTTCCACCATGGACTATATCCAACACCATAAATATCATAATATTCAGGTTCTCCAATAAAGTCAGGATTTGTATCAGGAACATCTGGATATGAGAAATCATATGGGGATATTGGTCTACCAGGAATATGGAAACCATCTGTTTGTTTTCCATTCTTTAATAAGAATACAATTTCAAATGCATACACTTCATCACGAAGATATCCTCGTAGGTTAGTAGCATTTAATTCTTCTGCATAATTTTCTGTAGCTGGAATTCTATATGTCTCCCATTGAAGTTGAATGCTGTTTGCAATTTGCTGATAATTAATTCTATCAATTGTAGTTAATTGATCCCATACAAGAATGTCTTGCACAACTGTAAGATCTTGTGCAATATCATAGTATGGATATTTTTGAAATATATCAGCTATTGTTAATTTTATATCTGTAGTATTCTGACCTGTATATGTAACATTCTTGGTAACTGATTCAATAAAATAAATTCCTATCAGTTCTACTGATGGAATATTATTAATAGTTTTTATTACAGCAACATTAAAATATTGAAACTGTCCTGTTAAATCAAGATTGCTAATAGTCATTCTAATAGACTTTCCTACCTCATAATTAAAATTAGGAGTAGTGATATAAACATCAGCAATTGGTAAAGGATTTGTAACTGAATAATAAGAAGTGTATGCATTACCTGCAACATCGCAATATTGCACAGCAAATTGATATGTACCTGATATAAGACTTCCTCCTGTAACAACTTTACTTATTGTTATTTCAGGAATACTAAAGTTAGGTTGAACTTTTATCTGATTACAATCTAAAACATCTGTATAAACTGGATCACAAATAATTGATCCAGATCTTATTTGATAGGGAACATCATCAATGTTTAAATATCTTCTATCATTAAAACCATCTGTCCAATAAATCTCTGTAGCACAATTTGTTATCTTATGTACAACTTTATGAATAGGATATTCAATTTTGAAATTTAAACACTTTGCAGAAGCTAGTGTTTTATATTGACAATCATTGTTGTCCATATATCCAATTTCTGAATCACCTGTTCCAGGATTTGTAATAAAAAATATATGTTTACTTTTTTCTTGGATATAGTGTGTTCCAATTAATACAAATTCTATAGGAAAAGTTACGCAAAGTTCATTCCCTGGTTCATTTTGATAGTTTACAGAATTAGCATCAAAGTTTTCAACAGCAGCATTTAATGCGTACGTTAGTTTACCTTTAGGAACTTGATTAAGAGATTGATCTAAATTTAAACCTGTAGTAGCAATATTATACTCTTGTTTAATTCCTCCTTGTTCTGATGGATCTTGTGTAGTATCTGCCATAGTTATTAATTATTACGTCTCCAACCATATCTATTTGTACGATTTGGCAACTCATACCTATTCAATCTATTTAGATCTTTTTTAATTCTTCTTTGTTTCTCCCAAGCAGTTTGTTTTTTCACTTCAATATCAGCCATGATAAATGCTTCTTCATATGCCTGTTTATGGTACATCATTTTTTGTTGTAGCTGATTGAAAGTCTCATCATTAGTTTGGTTTGTAAGAGTTTCAAACATCTTAAACTTAATGAATGCTTCTACAAACTCTCTGATACGATAGTTATCAGGAATCATTTGATTTCCAATTTCATCATACTCTGTAGCATAGAATATTAAATGCACCACTCCATTTCTAAAGTTAGTGACAAATTTATTATCTCTGATGTCAAATGAGTCATAACTAGAAGCACCAGGAGTTGATTCATGTATAGATGGAGCTTGTTGATAAAACTCCCAATTATCAGAATATCCTACATCACATTTACTTTTAACAGAAATGTTTCCTGGTTTAAGTAAATAAGATTGTTTGAATGATCTTGTCATCTGTGTATTTGTTTTGTATACAGCTTGAATTAATTCTGGCATACACAATCCATCACACTGAGGATTTGTACATCCTACATTAGTACAAGGAGTTCCTCCATAAGTTACAGGAGCCACTTGAATAGTGGTAGCAGAAGCTGCTTGTGAATAAAATGAGTTAGCAGATTGATATGGAAGTTGTGGTATTTCAGCACACATCCATGCTTCTCTAACAGCATAAAAGTTATCAGGAAGTCTAGCCTCAAAGTCTTCTATAAACAGCACTTGTTCAGATATAACATATGTAGTGCGTCCAAGCTTCTTAAGACACTTGTCTAAGTAGGTTGGAAATAAAAGATCATCTATAGCTCCTGTATCAAAATAACTCTTGAGTTCTTCTTTTACAGTTGAGTAGACTGGCTCTGGGGTAACAAAATTATATTTATAGTAGTAGCTCATTTTATTTATTATTTATAGTCCATTGACAATACATGTGTTGATATTTTTCATCAGCATTTATGTAGTGAGTAATTAATCTAGATGTAGTTCTAGATGCCTTAAAATACCAAAGATCAGAATGTTTGAATCTTGCACTTCTTTTAAACCAGTGCCAACCAAAAAAGAACCCTTCTGTGTGATAATTAAAGTTATAGATAACCTTTCCTTTCTCTTTAGTCTTTTGCCAATCAATAGGAAGATTAATAAACTCCTTACCATCAGCTCCTTTTATTCTTCTTCTTTTCTTCTTGTTGATTGAGAACTCTCCAAATCCAAAAGGAAGTTTAATCTTCTCCCCAGTTTCTAGAATGTAATCTCTAAATGCTTCATTAAATGCGTAGATTACATTTCTCCATTCATCAAATGTAAGTTTTATATCTAAATGCTTTTTACAAAATTCATTATAGTTTTCCTTACTCGCACTTCTCCAATCTACTTTAACTCTTGGCATATATTAATTTGTTGGTTTTGCATTTGGTGCTTGTCCATCTACACCATCTTGTGATGTATCTGTTTTAATATTAAAGTATGTAGATAAAAGTTTTTGTGATGTAATTTGTAATACTTGTTGTTCTAAATATCCTGGACATGCAAACTCTTTATCTAGAGGATTGATACAGATTTCTTCTAGTGTATATTCTTTTCCACATCCACATTCTGGATATAGAATGTCATTCTCTACATCTTCTTCAAAGAATGCTACAAATCTTATAGCTTGTAATGCAGGATTACTTACATAAAGATATCCATTAGATATCCAAAAATAAGCTTCGTTTTTAATCATTGGAAGTTTTAAAAGATTTATATACCTATTAACAGATATTTCTTTTATTTTAGTTCCTCTTCCACTCATTGCATTAATAGAATAAACTCCTTGTATTACATATTGGTAATTTCCTTCTGATACACGTGGAAGTTTATATTTACTTCTAGCAACTGTACATTCATCTACAAAGTCACAGCATTCAGAGATTGGCACTTGGCACATCTCTAAACAAGGAATAGTTGTAAATAAAGTATCTGTAGCCCAAAGTTTTCTAAGATTGGTTTCTCTCTTGATGAGTAATAAAGAGTTGTTTCTGATCTCAGAAGCAATAGCTCTATCAGTAATTAAGCTGTCTGTAGAAAGCAGCTTATGTGTTGATCTTACGTCTGAAACTAATTTTCTTAATGTTGACATAATTAAATTCTTTCTTCAAATTCAGCAATCTTTCCTTTATGTTTATCATAAACTAAAACAAGTGCTGCTCGTACACTATGTACATAATTGTTATCTAAGTGCCATCTATCAGTTCCTGAAAGACTAGGCATTTGTTGTATTCTTACACCTTTGACTTCTTTAGCCATGTAGTGATGTTTGTCTCCTGTGTGAACCTCTCTGTATTTAGCATTGCCAAATGCTTTACTATGTTCTGGATGTGTAGCAAATAATAAGGGAAGATCTTCCACCTTACAGTTACCATGGTGCCATCCAATAAATGTATCTCCTAACGTCTTACCTTTTACAACACTATGCTCTCTATCAAATGTAACATCAAGTTGACGTTTGAAATGTACTTCTAGTGCATGCGCTAGATAGAAAGATTTAGTTCTATCGTGATTTCCCTGAACAAGGATTACGTGCACCTCACTTGAATAAAACCTCAACATGTTTATTGTATCTACAAGTATTGAGAATCCTAACTCATATTCAGAACTATAATCTAATATAGTGTCTTGTGGAGTTCCTTGTGTAGTTTGGTTTTGATAATTATCTGTATGGAAAAAATCGT